CTATCTTTATAAATTTTTCAAACGACCAATCAACGCCGCCTTCATAATCACGAAGGTTATCATAAGGTGGCGAAGTCACCACAGCATCCACTTTCTCAAGCGTTGGCATAATTTCCAAACAATCACCTTGGTACAGGGTGCAGTCGCCTATTTGCTCTACTAACATTCCCGTTCCTAAAAAAATGCGGGGCCAACGAGTGACACTCAAATCACCCCCGCTAGGTTGTGTGCTGGAGGGAGTAAAACCAGCACAAAGGCTTGTTGCTTTTGGTTAAGACCATCCATCTAATGCACCGTGTCGCCTTCAAGTTTATATATTACAGACATTTCAATTCGACTTTCCTAGACTTTGAGTCTGACCTCGCTCTATTTTTGCAAGCTCCGACTTCTGGGATTTTATCATCCTATCTTCTTGCTCTGCGTAAAGCACTAAAATTTCGCCAAGGTGTTTCATTGTCCTTGCGATTCCTCGGACATCCATGCCAGCCTCGACCATTGCCGCGAACATGGAGTTGGCGCTTTCACGCTCCTCGACGGTTGGTATGTCTTCAATCGTTGGTATCATCTTTTCCTATCCTTTCTCTTGCAAGTCTTGCGTATCCTTCGATGTCCAAATAACTATCAACTGACGCCCGTGCTTTGCCACACAGTATCCGAGCCATCTTCGTAGCTATCATTTCGAGAGCCTCCCTCTCATCTGGATCAAGTCGCTTTGCCGGCTCTCGCATTGCCTGCTTGATTGCCTGAGCAATAGCAGACACATCTCCGAAGTCCCCGTGCGTCTTCTCTCGGTCGGCTAGTGTTTCCTCTATGGTCATCGGCGCATCTCATAGTCACGTTTGATGGCGGTAAAGTTTTCGCGCTCGACTTCCTCGGCGGCTTCTTCGCCTAATTCCTCATCAGTTTCTATTTGCTGCCTGTACTGGTCTTCGCAATAGACGCACTTGCCGGACAAGGTAAGCTCGTCGCCGCATTCTCCGCAATGCTCTGGGTCTGTCATGTCATCCTCCGAATTGATGCTTCAATGGTTTTATCAAATTCAGCCTTCTGCATGTCAGTTAGGTCGGTGTATCTGGCCGCAGTATCCTTTTCTTTGCCGCGCTTCCTGTGCTCCTCAAGCTGGTCGTGAGCTATCCTCAAGGCTGCGCGTCTGGCGTTGACCATATCACCGCAGACCTGCGCGACCTCGGATCGTGTCGGCAGCCACTTACAAGCTCTGGTTAGCTGATCGACTGCAACCTGACCAATATCCTTCGGTGTCTCTGAAAAGATCGAGGCTATCGCTCTGATGAAAATCGTTGGGTCTGCCATCTCCCGCGCTGGATATGATCCGATCAGGATTTCAGCTTGCCTTGTCGCTGTCTCGGTGCCTGCGGAAATTAACAACTCGTCCAATTCAGAAATGATCTGTCTGCAACTGTCTACAGGTATCAGCTTAGTCCATTCGTCAACCCGACTGCCTATGGATGGTGTGAGCCTGCCACGGTATTCATGCGCTGTTGGTGCTTTGCTGAATTGCTTGGCAATAGTGCCTTCAGTGACAATCGCTAATGCCTTGGTTGTGTCGTTCATGGTTTTAACTCCACGATGTTGCTTCGGTTGGCATTTTCGTCTTTCAAGTCATCAAAGGCTTTTTTCATTTTGCTTCCCGGCGTTGAGGCTTCTGGCTGGACGTGCTCTATGACATCATCCCAACATTCCCCATTTAACCATGTTGCAGGGTGCTTGCAAAATTTAATGTCGGTCGTGACCTCTGCGTATTTGATAGCAGCATCGACCAATATCGTTGCAGCGTCCATGTCCTCCAAATCTGGAAATGAGCCTATCGCTTTCCTGTAGGCATCTTCTGATTTTTTCTTACCGACTTTCCTCGGATATACAGACCAGAAAAACTCGAAACTGATCAATATACTTTCTTCTTTCTCCTGTCCTGTCCTGTCCTCTCCTGTGGCAGCGTTACTAACGCGTTTGTCACGCGTTACACGTTCCTTTCCTTTCAACGCATTACGGAACTTTATTTGCCTCTCTTTTCCGTCGCGTCTTTTAGTGTAACTTTTTTCTATTTCTAAATCACACCGCTTATGGCGTAACGCGTTACTAACACGTCTAAACATTAAAGTGACGTTTTCAGACACGTCCAACCATTCTTCCAAGGGGATACCAAGGATGCTTGCCAGAGCCTTATCGTGGCTCGGCAGTGGTCGCTCAGTATTCATGTAGTGATCTATGAGGAGGTTATATGCGCCATGCTCGGCGAGAGTTAAATGGTAGGTGTCTTCACGGTAGTCTATCGGGTTTTTGGGATACCAGTCCATACGTTCCATTCCTAACGTCCATTCGAGAAGGGGTGCGGCGGGCTGAATGGATGAAGGGCCACATCGGGGTACTAGGCCGACATTTTTTTCACCGCGCACTAACAATACTAAAAGTCCGCAAATGATGCAATTCTTATTGACGCCCGAAGGCTCTCCACAGGCCACAAGTTTCCTTCCTCCATGTAGAAAGTACCCTCCGTCAGGTTAAACGGGTCGTGGTTGCTTGCAGTTACATGCTGGTCAATGAAGACCTCCATCGTCACCCAGCCAACAGCCTCAAAGCATCCCGTCGATACCTCCCTCAAAAACAACAATACATTACAGGACGATTCGTCAATAAAATGGTTTTTTGATACAGGCCAGATGAGAAGTTTTGCCTTCGGATGGTCGCTCGCCTTCACGTCAATATGAAAGGGACCAGCGTATATATCGACCCCAGGATCAGCGCCTGTAGACCAGCTTATAATCTCTGGGTTGATTCCTAATATCAAACAGGCGGCAACCTCTGCCTTTCTGCCAAGTGCCTGCACCTTCGGGTTGTCATAAATAGGCGGTCGCCCAGCAACAACGAGCGTTTTTGATCTAGGTGAGCCGCCGGATGCGTACCATGCGACAACATTAGCACCGTATTGGTCACACCGTTCGCGCCAAATTTCCGGCACAGACGCGGTTAACATGACTCATACCCGTCAACTGTCCAGCCTGGGATGTTCTCACGGGCGAACAGTTCAATCCGTGTCTTATCATCAAAGTGCGGGTACATGTCTTCAAGCGCCTCTCTAACCTCTGGCGGCTTTGCGCTGTGCTTACCACGCTTATATGAGAACACCGACGCCCGAATGTTCTGCGGCGCTGGGAACTTACCCCTGCTGCCATACAACAGAAGCTCGTGCTGGTTTAAAAATATGTAACCTGTGCCGGATCGCTGCTTGTCCCAAACCGCATTCGTCTTGTAGGTGAACCCCCAGGATTCCATGACCTCAAGTGCAAGGTGCAGGTTTGACGATGTACACCACATAAAAAGACCAGCGTCTTTTAGCGCGAGGTCTGGGATGCACCGACCGCCGACCTCGAAGTCTTTTATGTCATCAATGGTCATTGTTGGATAATGCACCTCTGGCGATATTTCTTTACCCTTCCAACTGAAGGTGTCAAACGTCCAAGGAGGGTCAGCATATAGCAACGCATAGTTTCCCTGCGCTGTAGACGTTACGGCCTGCTCTTGCACCTCCTGATGGCGCTGGTCGCGCTGCACCTTCTTACGAAGGCTATCCACTGTCGGAGGTTGGCGCTTTACCTTTTCTGCTTCTATGTGCTCCTCAAAAACCTCCTCTGGAATCCGTGCAGTCTGTTGCCATTTACTGGACTGCTTTCTTGTAATACCTAATTCCTCAAGGGTCGGGCCATCATCAGCAACCCGTGCCCTGTGGGTACTAGTTGCTACATGCTGGTTTGATCCATCCCCTCCCCCTTTTGCCTTCTGCATGTCTCGTAGCATTATGCCAGCCAACCTCTCTGCCCTGACCTTTATCTCTGTGGCCCAGATCGTCATATCGGCATCGCCTGCCTGGATGGCATAAGCCCGCATGGCGTCGGCTTTGTTTCTAATATCCTTCGCCTCGTCAATTGAATGAGCCTCTTGCAAGGCTTGACGGGCGGCGTTGTACTTTACTAGATCAGTTGACATTGTTTTTCTTCCCTGCGTCTACGATGAATTTGAGAGTTATTTTCGCCTCAGGCCATCCGTGGTCGTGGATTTCACTTAGAAGCATTTTGAGATCAAAATTGCCCAGCTTTCGTATGATTTTTAATTCTTTATTAGATATGTCTTGGTTCAACATTTTCATTTTCCTATATCTGCGCCATAAAAGGCATTTTCACTTTCGCGGGTGCATTTCAAGCAAGCGTCTGCCCCACCTGCCAGCCTAGTCTTTACATTAATGTGGATGTCGGGAGTGTGCCCCCAGTGCTCCACTCTGGCGTGTCCTTCGGATAGCACTTTAAATGGTCTGGTGACTTCGTATTTGTCTTTACATTCTTTGCATGTCATCTGCTTCCACCCAATACAGCCTTTATGTGAGCCTTTGAGAAGCCTCTAGCCTCGGCATAGGCGGCGTAGGCTCCGCATGTCTCGATTGCTTCTTGGTAATCCATATCCTTGATCTGTCTCTGCATAGCCTTTGCGTCCCATCGCCTGCGGTTAAATTTTCTCCCGCCAATGTCGCAAGCCAAGATGTCATCAAATATTTCCTCGACTTCGCGTCCCGCAAAATATGGCGCATATTTGATAAGATACCTTTTGTAATTTCCTTCTTGGATTACCGAGCGCATTTCGGCAGCCCTCCAACGAGGTCCGTCCGCACGGTGTATGTCTTCTGACCAGATGCCTCGTCAATCATTCCTGTCCATGCAATCCAGGCGTGACAGATCTTATTTTGATCCTGCCAGTAAGCCACGATTGACTGAGCGAGCTTAGTGGCACCTTCCATGCTGTCGTGGTCGTCTTGTTGGTGAGTTGAATGGGTCATTTCATTAACTCCATTTGACGCGGGTTGGAATGTATTGATTTCCTAGACCGTTCGTAATCCTCAAAAGGTGATTTTCTCCATACCCACCCATTACACCACCGGGCTACATCCTTTAATTTTTGCGCTGTCCAATCGTGTTGAACCCACGGCTTCTTTTCCAAAGCGTTTAATTTCATAAGCGGTTGAACGTGCGGATCGCCGCCCCAATCAATGACGCGCTGTATACGTTCTAGGCATATTTCAAAGGGTTCATTGCCAATTAAGACATAAACCCGCTTTCTGCTTTGCGGCACATCTTTCAGCATCTTCATAACCTTTTCAACATGTGGCCCATCACCTTCGTCGTCATAAGCAAAACGCCACGGGCCTTTGTTGATAGGTTCCCAACGGCGGTAAACTTCTTCGTTAAACGTGCGTGGTTCAAAGCCTGAATTAGCATCAAGTAAGGGAACCCCTTCGGCCTGATAACGGGAAACGATATGGTCTTGGTAGTCTGCCGGTAGCGCCGAAAGGTTGTTGTCGCAAAGGACAGGCCGCACGGTGAAATCAGGTATTAACGTGAACTTCTTTCCTTCCATTGCTGGGACAATGCAGAACCAGCAACCGACAGGACAGCCACGGCTTGCAAATGTCGCCATTGGGTTATGTTGCGCGACTGCCTCTGGATAGTCGCCACCAATCTCAGCAACATCATTTAGGAAATGCTTGCGGGTGAATATCCCCGGCCCTCCTGCAAAAACTTTAAACCCTTGCTGCCGATAAAACACAGCCTTGGAATAGGCATCGTTAAGCCGCCAAGTAAATGCAACGGATAAAAATGCGCTGTCTCCGTCCGTCCACTCGGCTAACCCACCACTCCATTTTCCATTACCGTGCTTCATTTCATTGCTCCCCAGCCTCTGAGCAGACCAGTCAGGCAGTCTACAAAGTAGTTGATGTCGTCTGAGATGATGACCTCATACGGTGTGCCGCGCAGTATCGACTTGATCTGGAAGTCAGCCTGAGCGTCAGTGAGATTACCGCCCTTCCGTTTTAGCTCGACGAAGGCAAAACGACAGTCTGGCATATCGTGGAAGACCAAATCGCCGACGCCTTTCTTCACACCCATCTTCTGAAGGCGCTTGTTTTTATATGCTCCCTCATTGGGAACTGAAAAATATTCGCCGATCCAGTTGCCACGGTCGAGCCATTGGCAGACGCCGATCTGAAGCTGTGCCTCGGTCGGTCGGATCATTTTCATTTCTCATCCTCCCAGACAAAATCATCGTCTCCAAGCTCGATTCCGATTGCGTTGGCAGCCTTATACATCTCAAGATGATAGGCAACTGGGACGGATTTTCTGCTGCGCCACACTCGATATAACTCAGGTGTTACGCCCAGGCTGACGGAAAGCCGTTGGATCAATTTTTCATTTTTCATTCTACATCAATATATCAGTCTGAAATTAAATGCAATAAAAATGTTACAAAATGCAATTTACCTATTGACTGTAATTACAAATTGAAATACATTGTTAATCGAGGCCAACGAAACACAACTTGGGAGACAGAAAATGACAAACGCATACATCGCAAGACAAGCACAAAAAGAAGTTCCAGTCTGGGACTTGGTTGATGCCACTTCAAACTTCGTTATCGGTTACATGACTTCATTCCCCGGTGAAGGCCCTACCGCCACGGTACGCTTACATAAAGGCGCTGAAGGCGTTACGGTACAGGCAGGCTCCCTGCACACTTGCTTGTATCTGGCTCGGGAAGCCTACGAAGGCTTGTATGATGCAAACGAATGTGGAGCCGAAGACTACGAGTTTATCGAAGACGAAGACGGTGAGATTGCTGCCATGAAAAACGCAGAATATGAAGCCGAGAAGTTTTCTCCCCGCTACGGCTACAACGACGAGGAGCCTTTCTTTAATTAAACCTCTAACCCATCGGGCTAAACGCCCCCATCCCCGGAGCCGAAAGGTTGGCCGGGGATGAAAGGTAGATAAACAACTTGGGAGTTGAAATTATGCAAAACATTATCGTTATTACAAAGAATGTAAGAGCCAAGAAATTCAATGTTGACCTCTGGGCTCCTAACACTGGCCGCACCCGCGACGGATACATGAGCGTTGGTAAAGCCTTCGGCGTCGGCATCAGAGCCGCGAAGAAAGAAGCCACGCGCCTTGCCGAGCTTTATGGCGCAACCATCGAAAACAAGTATCAGGAGCAGAAATAATGGCTTTACCAAAAGCAATTACAACCGCTCTAAACAAGCGCATTGAGCCACAAGCTCACCAGCCGCAGCCTACGCAGTATCAATTCAGCCATGCTGACCTTGTACGCCTCAAGTACGACGGGCGCATTCCTGATGGCGTCCTTGAGGCTGCTCAGGCGCGTGATGCAGAGGAGGCGGCATGAAAGACCTCTGCGCTTGGATAGAAACTTTCGACGACGTTTACAACCGCCTCTGTGATGCTGGCATGACTTGCAAGGACGCTGCATCACTAGCTGAATTTTCAGCACGGCATTCAGCCGAAAACAAGGGAGAAACCAATGACTACATCGACCAATAAATCCATCAACGAGGCATTCGTCGCCGCACAGAAGCTAATCGGCGGTGCTCGGAAGTCTTCGACCAACCCGCATTTCAAGAGCAAGTATGCAGACCTCAAAGAGTGCTTCAACGCTTGCTCTGACATCCTCAACGATCACGGCATCCATATCAGCCAGCCTACCATGCAAGAAGGCGAGCTCTTCGTCATTCGCACCATCCTGACGCACACCAGCGGCGAGACGATGCAGGACTTCGGCGTCCCGATTGTTGGATGGGCAGGCGCAAAAAATCCTGCCCAAGCATTCGGCAGCGGTCAGACCTACGCTCGGAGATACGGACTTTGCGGCATGGTCGGCATTGCACCTGAAGACGACGACGGTCAAAGCCTGACCCAAGACGCTCCAAAGCAGGTCGCCAAGATCGACGCCAAGCAAGCCGTGCAGCTTAATGACCTTGCAACTGAGCTTGGTGCAGACAAGTCTAAATTCTGCGCCTACCTCGGAGTGGAGTCATTTGAAGAAATCAACGCCAACCAATTTGCGATTGCCTTGGCAGCACTTGAGCAAAAACGCAAGAAAGAGGAGACAGTATAATGGATCAAGGCTCACAGGAATGGTTTGAAGCCCGCAGGGGCAAAGTAACCGCATCACGGGTCGCAGACGTAGCCGCCAGCACAAAGGGTGGCTGGGGCGCAAGCCGAGGCAACTACGAGGCACAGTTGATAGCCGAAATCCTGACCGGCGAGGTTGCCGATAGTTTCATGAACGCCGCAATGGAATGGGGCACTGCTACCGAGCCACAAGCCAGAAAGGCTTATGAGTTTCTCAAAGACGTAGAGGTCGAGGAAATTGGCTTTGTAGACCATCCAATAATTGCCGGCACAGGCGCAAGTCCTGACGGGTTGGTCGGCACTGACGGAATGCTTGAAATCAAGTGCCCTAACACCAAGACCCATATTGACACGCTCCTGACACAGAAAGTGCCAAAGAAATACGATACACAGATGCAGTGGCAAATGTGTTGCGCTGGAAAGGATCGTCTCTGGACTGACTTTGTGTCCTTTGATCCTCGCCTGCCGCAGCATCTCAATATGTTTCTCAAGCGGGTCGAGCGCGACGACGAGCGCATTGCCGAGCTTGAAGGCATTGTGTCAGATTTTATTGACGAGATGAAAATCAAGATTAAGGCTCTGGAGGACTTGGCATGAGCAAGCATTACGTCTCAAACGACATCGTGCGCGGTGATTTGGTAAACCTGATCAATGGGCTCGACCTGGGAAAGAAGTGGATCATCGAAATAAAGCGCCAGACCAAGAAGCGGTCTACAGGTCAAAACTCTTGGCTCTGGGCTTGCCACAAGGTCGTCGCCGAGGACACTGGCAATTCGGTCGATGA